GGCTCAGTCTCCACTAGGCGTTACAGGCGCACGCGGTCATCTTACGCGGGCTCCCCCCGCTCGTGAGTCCAGAGGCCTGTCACCAGGCGCAACCAGCATTAGCCGCGGCGAGGGCCGCGGCGTGGGACGCGGCGTGGGCCGCGGCGGGGGACGCGGCGAGGGACGCGGCGTGGGCCGCGGCGGGGGACGCGGCGAGGGCCGCGGCGAGGGACGCGGCGAGGGACGCGGCGGGGACTGCGGCGGGGACTGCGGCGTGGGCCGCGGCGTGGGACGCGGCGGGGACTGCGGCGAGGGACGCGGCGTGGGACGCGGCGAGGGACGCGGCGGGGACTGCGGCGAGGGCCGCGGCGTGGGACGCGGCGGGGACTGCGGCGTGGGCCGCGGCGTGGGACGCGGCGAGGGACGCGGCGTGGGCCGCGTTGGCGCCGACTGTGACGACCCTGCAAGCGAGCGCGCTCGACCTGGTGCATCGCATGCTTGCGGACGGCCGATGAGCGGCCCCCGCGCGAGGTCGGCCGCCGTCGCGGCGGATCCGCCCGTGCGGCGTCGGCCCGTCGACCGGCAGAGCCGGTGTCTGATCTGCTGGCACCCGATTCGGGCGCGGTCGAGTGCGGCGGTGGCGGTGGCGCTCACGGATCACTGGCGGATCGTGCATCCGGAGGCGTGGACGGCGGCGGATCCGCACACGCTGGGGATCATCTGGGGGGCGTAGATGACTGGATTGATGCGGTATGACGCGGCAAAGACCTCAGTAGAGGACTGTAGGAACGTGTAGGGAATACAGGTAGAGGACTGTAGGAACGTGTAGGGAATCAGGTTCCCGGGTGCGGAACGCGACGGGCAGATGCCCCCACATCCCGCTTGCGTCAAGGTCTTGACACGGCTACACTGCGTCACATCCGTGACGCTGCCGGACCCTCGTTCCGTCACCGGCTCCCGCCGCCACCTCGCGCAGCTCCTGCGCGACGCCGCTCCCATCATCAACGCCCACGCTGACCAGATCGAGTGGCTCCGCTCCACCGTCCGGAACCTGGAACGCCGCCTCCAGCTCGTGGAAACGCAGCTCGAGCGGCTGATGCCGCCACCCGGGGAGGCGCACTAGCCGTGGCCACCTTCGACCTGCGCGACGAGGCGCCGCCGGCTCGCAGGGGCCGCGACGATGCCGACCTCCGCGACCGGCACCACGCCGCACTCCAAGCGTTCAAAGCCAGCGCCTCCTATTTCGAGAAACAACGCCGTCGCGAGGTCGAAGACCTGAAGTTCATGGACTTCGACGAGCAGTGGGATCCGACGGTCAAAGTCCAACGCGCGGGGAATCAGCCGGTCAGCGGGTTGCCGCCGACGCCGCCACGTCCGACCATCGTCGTGAATCAGATCCGCGGGCCGGTGCAGCAGGTGGCGAATACGCGGCGCGCGGCCCGGGTCGCGCTGGAGTTTGCGCCGAAAGGGGCGGGCAGCTCGGACGACGTCGCCGAAGTGTTCGAGGACATCGTCCGCGCATTGCAGCAGGAGAGCCGCGCGAGTGTCGCCCGGAATTGGGCGGCCGACCGGGCCGAGAAAGCGGGCATGGGCTGGTATCGGATCGACACCGAATACGCGCCGGAGGTGCCGACCGACCCGGCCGCGTGGAACGACCAGGACATCGTCTGGCGCCGGATCCTGAATCAGGCGAGTGTCTATCCGGATCCGTTCGCGCAGGAGCCGGACTTCTCCGATGGCCGGCGCTGGTTTGTCACGGAAGATTTGCCGTGGGACGTGTATCGGGAGCGGTATCCGGACTCCGACCTCGCGGGCTATGGGGACGCGGAGCTGACGGCGGTCGGCGACCCGCTCAAGCACTGGATCTTCACCAGTGCGGATGCGGATGGCCTCGCCACGCAGATCGTCCGGGTGGCCGAGTGCTGGGAAGTGCGGGAGACGACGCAGACCCTGGTCCGGCTCGCGGACGGGACGGCGAAGCCGGAAGACGAGCTCGCCGACACCGACGTCATCGCCGCCGGGGTGCTGGCGCGGAGCCGGACGAAGACCGTGCGCACCATCGACTGGTCGCTGCTGAACGGGGTCGAGTATCTCGAGTCGCCGCGGCCGTGGGACGGCGCGTACTGTCCGCTGATCCCGTGTGTCGGGGTGGAAACCAACGTGGACGGCGAACGGCGCTGGACCGGGATTGTGCGGCCGGCGCGCGATGCGCAGATGGCGTCGAACGTCCTGAAGTCCGCGCGGCTCGAGTCGATTGCGCTGGCGACCAAAGCGCCCTATCTCGGCTACATGGAGACGATCGAGCCCTTTTTAGAGTGGTGGAAGCAGAGCAGCGTCCGCAACTACTTCATCCTGCCGCTGAAAGCCGCCTACGACCGCGCCGGCAATCTCTTACCCTTCCCGAAACGGAACGTCGAAGAGCCGGCGATCCAGGCGATCACCATCGCGGCAGCCAGTGCGGACAACGACATCCACGTCACGACGGGCGTGCCGCCGGTCGCGCTCGGGCAGCTCGACCCCACCGACCGCAGCGGACTGGCGATTCAGAAGCTGCAGGGGCAGAGCGAAATCGGGGCGAGCGGGTATCTCGACAATCTGGTGTCGATCACGCTGGCCTACGAAGGCAAGGTGGTCCGCGACCTGATTCCGCGGATCTACGACCGGCCGGGCCGGATCGTGCCGGCGGTCGGGGTGGACGAGAAGCGCCGCTTGGTGATGCTGAACGTGCCGTTCGTGTATGGGCCGGATAATTTGCCGCATGCGCTGCCGGGGTGGGTGGAAGGGATGCCCGTGCCGAAGGCGATTCCCGGGCCACCGGGGCCTTCAGGCGCGTCGGGACCGATGGGGATGCCCCAGGGTGCCGGTCCCGGGCCGCTCGCGCCACAGGGGCTGCCAGGGCCGATGGGGGCTGGTCCTGCCGGGATGCCCGGACCTCCCGGGTCGATGGGACCGCCGCCCGGACCGCAACCCCCACCTGGACCGATGGGGCCGGCACCCGGGATGCCGGGACCGCCGCCGATAATGCTCCCGGTGTCGTATTACAACCTCACGAGCGGCGCGTATACGGTGGCGCCGACCGTCGGCAAGTCCTACGCGACCCGGCGCGACGAGGCCAGCGCGGCGATTGCGGCCGTGATGCAAGCCGTCCCGCCGGAGATGGCGATGGCGATTGCGCCTGCGTGGCTCGACGAGCAGGACTATCCCGGCGCGAAAAAGATTGCGGAGATTGCCAAGAACGCGCTCCCGCCGCCGATCCGGGCCGCCTACGATGACCAGGGCCAGGGTGGGCTGCCACCGCAGGCGCAGGCGCTCATTCAGCAGCTGCAGGCGCAGAACCAGCAACTGCAGCAGGTGATTCAGGGGAAGCAAGCCGAAGGGCAGATCACGCTGCAAAAGACGTCCATGCAGGAGCAAGCCGAGAGTCAGCGCGCCGCGCTCGACCGGCAGGAGCGGCTGACGGAAACCGAGCTGCGGGTCAGCGGGCAGGTGTCGATGGCGCAGGCGAAGGTCGATGCGGAGAACCTGCGCAGCTACGTCGATGCGCTCGAGACGCGGATCTCGAACGTCCTCGGGTTGCACATGCAGAAGCTGGATCAGATCCACGACCACGTGCAGAACGCCTTGCAGCAGGGACACGAGCGGAATCTGGCGATCGTACAGCATCAGCAGGCGCTGGAGCAGGCGAGCCAGGCCGCGCAGCTGCAGCCTGCGCAGACGCCGGATGCGGGTGGGCAGCCGCCGCAAGGGCCACCGATGGGGCCGGGACCGGGCGGGATGCCGCAGGTGGGGCCATGAGCCGCACGCGCGTCGTCGCGGTCTCCTGCCCGCGCTGCGGCTGGACGACCGCGCGCCGCCGCAGTGCGTCGTTCGGGCGGTGTCCGTGGTGTGCCCAGGGGTTGGTCGCGCGGGGATCGGGCGCCGTCGTTCCCGTGGACGCGCCGCATCCTCCGGCGGGGTTGCGGACGCACGATGCGCCGTGGCCGGAGCTGGTGGCGGCTGCGCTGGCCGCCGCGGAGGGGCACCGATGAGTGAACCG